TATTTTAACAATATTTATAACAATAATTAACAATATGGCAAACACAGGCTTATTTAGTAGACTACAACGATTATTTTCAACAGATGTAATCATCCGAAATGTTGGAGGTAATCAAATTAGTGTAATGGATACTAACCAAATCCAATCCAATGGAGCAATTCAAACGAATTCTCTTATGGACAGGTACAATAGAATCTATTCTACTAATCCTAGCTCACTGTACGGTTCTCAATTCAACTTCAACTACAAGTACTTAAGACCCCAATTATATTCAGAATATGATGTAATGGATCAAGATGCTATTATAGCGTCTGCTTTGGACATTATAGCTGATGAGTGTACTTTGAAAAACGATATGGGCGAAGTATTATCTATTCGCTCTTCTAACGAAAATATTCAAAAAATTCTATACAACTTATTCTATGATGTTTTAAACATTGAATTTAACTTGTGGGCTTGGGTTAGACAAATGTCCAAGTATGGTGACTTTTTCTTAAAACTAGAAATAGCCGAAAAATATGGTGTGTACAATGTAATTCCCTACACTGCATTCCACATTGAAAGATTAGAAGGATTTAACCGTAACAATCCATCTGAGGTTAAGTTTAGATATTCACCTGACGGACTAGTAAATGCCAATTCTGGACTATATGCTGTTACAGGACAAGGTACAGACCAAACCGGTGGTGTAACATTTGATAACTATGAGATGGCCCACTTTAGACTAATTGGAGATACTAATTATCTTCCATATGGCCGTTCATATATTGAACCCGCTCGTAAACTATTTAAGCAATACACTTTGATGGAAGATGCGATGTTGATTCATAGAATCGCTCGTGCTCCAGAAAAACGTATATTCTATGTAAACGTAGGTTCTATTCCACCAAATGAAGTAGATGCGTTTATGCAGAAAACTATTTCAAACATGAAACGTACTCCATATGTTGATAAACAAACTGGAGACTATAATTTGAAATACAATATGCAAAACATGATGGAGGATTTTTATATCCCAATTCGTGGAAATGATACAACAACTAAAATTGAAACCACTAAAGGTTTAGATTACGATGGTATCCAAGATGTTGAATATTTAAGAAATAAACTATTTGCTGCCCTTAAAGTACCTAAAGCATTTTTAGGGTATGACGAAAATATAGAAGGTAAAGCAACATTAGCAGCCGAAGATATTAGATTTGCTCGTACAATTGATCGTATCCAACGCATCCTAGTATCAGAACTTAACAAAATTGCTCTAGTACACTTATATTCTCAAGGGTATAGAGATGAGGCGTTGACAAACTTTGAGTTGTCTATGCAAACTCCTTCTATTATATTTGAACAAGAGAAAATTGAGTTGATGAAGTCTAAAGCTGAACTAGCTCAATCATTACTAGAACAAAAACTGTTACCTACAGATTGGATTTACGATAATATATTCCACTTATCTGAAGACCAGTACGATGAATATAGAGATCTAATTAGAGAAGATGCTAAACGAGCATTCCGAGTTACTCAAATTGAAAACGAAGGTAATGACCCAGTTGAAAGTGGTAAATCTTATGGTACACCACACGATCTAGCTTCATTATATGGTAAAGGTAGAAACGATTCTGATCCTAAAAACGTCCCACGTGGATACGATGAGGATGAAACATTAGGTAGACCAAAAGATTCTATTTCCAACATCGGAAAACAAGATAGCAATTTTGGTAAAGATCGTTTGGGTGTTAAGAGAATGAAAGATACTGATAAAAACGATTCACTAGATAGCCGCACAGATACCAACAAAAGTGGTATGGCTCTTGAAAATGCTCAAGTTGCTTATTTGAAAAATAAAGACATTTTTTCTAAAATGGACAAGAAAAAGCTAATATTTGAGCAAGACAAAGACGATACTTCGTTACTAGATGAAAATCAGTTGAGGGGATAAGATTTCTTTAATATTTATAAACAAATATATTTCTTTGATGAAAATCAAACATAGCAAATACAAAAACACGGGTATATTATTTGAGTTACTTGTTAGACAGGTGACTATAGATACCTTAAAAGGAGTAGATTCACCCGCTATTGACATTATGAAAAAATATTTTGTCAAAAGTGAACTAGGTAGAGAGTATAAACTATACGAATCTATTCTAAAATCTAAAGTATTAAACGAAAGCAGAGCAAATACTGTCGTTAGTACTATTTTAGAATCTTCTGTTAATTTAAACAAAAGTACTTTAAAGAGACAGAAATATAATCTAATCAAAGAAATTAAATCACACTACGATTTAGATACATTTTTTAATATCAAAATCAAAAACTATAAAGAACTAGCTTCTTTGTATATGTTGATTGAAGGTGCAAATGGTGCTTCTTACGTTGCTCCTGCCCAAATGGTTGATTGCAAAATCACACTATTAGAATTTTTAACTAAGCAGGAAATCAAATCCCAAGATTCAAGAGAAAACGTAATAGAAGAATTCCAAGCATACGATAAAGATTTAAGAATTCTCACATACAAAATTCTTTTAGAGAAATTTAACGAGAAATACGATTCTATTTCTATCGAACAGAAACAAATCCTAAAAGAATTCATCAACTCTGTAGACTCTGCCCCACATTTAAGAGAATTCTACAACACTAAAATTGCTGAACTAAAAGAACACTTAAGTAAAAGCACTAAAACAATCCAAGATCCAGCTACTAAAGTTAAGGTTGAAGAAATAGCTAAACATTTAGTTGAGCTGGACAAAACTGCTAAAGTTAACGACGATCACTTAGTGGATTTAATGCAATACTACGAACTAGTTCAAGAAATTAAAAAAGCAAATGGGGTACAAATATAAATTATCCGACAAGTTAAAAGAAATGTCCACCTCTGGTGGAGCTGGTGGTTATTTAACTAAATATGCATTTGCTAAAAAAGTTAAAGCACCCAAAGAACTAGAAAAACTAGGATATACTCCCGTTGAAGAAAATATAGGTGCAACTTTAGGACCGGGTCCAAAAGCAGGACCCGAAGGTGTTAAAGATAACTACTACGTTAAGAAATTCCAATACAAACTGGTTCCTAAAGATAAAAAAGGAAACTACGTGCAAAAAGGCTCTGGTCTAGAAGTTAAAAACTTATTTTAATATGTATAAGTATAGAATTAAGGAACAAGGGGATGAAACTCTAAACCAATTCCATAATCAACGCATCATGGCATTTGATTCTATAGAAGCTAGACTTGAAGACATAAAAAAACTACTGCGACAAGGTAAAATTGAAACTATAGCATACTATAGAGAAAACCCAACCAGTTATACAGTAGTAAAAGGAACGGATTTAATTAACGATTACATAAACGATATAGAAATTTTACTAAAAGGAGAAGAATAATGACTCTACAAGAACAATACAATTTGATTAAAGAGGGAAAAGGTCACAAGGGTATATTCCTTACTGAGGCTAAAAAGCAATTCCCTAACATGCTAACAAATCCAATGGGATTTGAAGAAGCATCTAAAATGTTAAAAACACGTGGTGTGATTTCCGAAAATTATGTTGATTTAAAACCAATCAATACAATTGAGGCTTCTCCAAAATCTGCTTGGGAAAATAAATTTGCTCAATTCTTAGCTGAAGAAGCTAAAGCAGTAGAGAAAAAAACAACTAAAGAAGTAGAAGATATTCAAGCACATAACTATGACTATAAAGATAAATCTAATTTAGATAATCAAATTGGTCAAGAAGTATTGAATGGTATCTATTTTGAAGCTAAAGAAAACCCAGATAAAACATTAGACGAAATTCGCAAAATTGTAGCTAAAAACTTAGCTAAAGACGGACAATATTATATGAAAAATGCGGCGTTCGGTGTTAAAGGATTAGGATATCAAGAAACAAAAATGGAAGAGGTATCTGGAAAATATGCTTTCTCTGGCTATTCTGATAAATTGAAAAAAGTGGTTAAAGAATCTTTGGTAAAAGAAGAAATTACAAATCCACTTTCAACATCTGCTGAAGATTTAGCAGAAAAAATAATGAGATGGTATGATTTTAACACTGATTACATAGATGATGGTGGTCAAAGAAGAAATGCTTTAAAAAGAAACGAAAACGTAGTTCAGTGGTTTAAAAAACACGATGCTGAATTGCAAGCAGCAGCTAACCAGATAATTAAAGATAAAGGAGGTAAAAGTTTAAGTGAAGCTTCTGACTTTGAAGAGAAAATGGCTCAACTTAGAATGCTTCAAATGCAGAAAAAAGCAGGTGCTGCTCCTAATCAAAAAGTAATCAATAAGAAGCAAACATTAACACAGAAATTAAACATGCTTAAAAAAGCATATTTTGATTTAATTTCTGCTATGGAAAAAGAATCAGATCTAGAATTTGCTGTATCAGGTGATTGGTATCAAGAACAATTAGATGATTTAGAAAACTCAATTGGTGATTTAGAATCTAAAATTCAATCTATTAACGAAAATGCAATTGGTGAAGAAGTAGAAATAACAGCTGAAGTTGAAAAAGTTGAAAAAGCTGAACCAAAAGTTGAAAAGAAAGCAGTTAAAAAAGAATCTTTAGAAGATAAACTAGCTGAAATCGATACTCAAGCTGGAATTGTTGCTATGGAAGCTAAATTGGACAAAATCAGCGAAATGATTTCTACTAAAATGGAACGTTTAAGCATGATCGAAGAAGATGCTAATCTAGCCGAACTAGTAGATAAAGGCAAAATGAAAGCTATGCAAAAAGAAATCAAAGTCTTAGAAAAAGCTAAAGCTAAGATGGAAAAAATGTACGAAAAAATGAATGGTAAAGCATATACCAAAGAAATGGTAGACGAATCCTCATTC